TACCTTTTAAAGTTTAAAAATATATAAAATGATTGATATAAAACCAATCTCAAATGACACCTAAAAAAGATGCCATTCAAGTTTGATTATATAGATATATATAAAGTATTGTTTCTCCATTTTGAAATGTAAACTCTTTGATAGTGTTCTTCACCTTTTAAATTGGCAAATTCTAACCTATCTTTTGCAAGTTCTCTTGCTTGTTTTTTATTTACACCAACACTTGATGTTCTGTCATAAATCATATTTGATTTAATGTCTGATGTTGGATTGTATTCTGTACTTACTCTAATTGCTTTAACTCTTTGCATGTTTACCAATGTATTCAATTCAGTCATTGATAGATATATAAAGTCACTTTGCTTTTCAGTGTTTACTGCTTTTTTGATTTTCATTGTTAATGTAGTCATTTTTAATTACCTTTTAAAGTTTATAAAAACCCCTCTTTTTTGAGAGGATGTGACATTATAAAACCAATTAAATAAAAAAGTCAACTTTCTATTAATTCAATCATATATTATTAGATTGTCATTGTTGTAATTTACATATCATATTAAATGAGGATAGATATAAACTAGTTCATTTTGAATGTCTCAAATAACTAATTAATCAAAGCAGCCATTGTGGATAACATGTGGATAGAAACTAGGCCACTGTGGATTATTCTGTGGATAAGTGCCAGGAATTCTGTGGATCGATCTGTGGATTTCCTGTGGATAACTTGACCTTTGCCCCCCCCGTACCCCCACTGCATATATAGGGTATCACACACAAATTTTTGCTGATAATCTCAAAAAACTGTCTATAAGGAATTGTTAACTGACTGATCGTTACGATATGTTTTAAGACATGTCTTTATAAAGACTAATATGACAACATATTATCGTTACGATATTGACCTACCCTGATATTTAAAAGCGACATAAGACCTAACCCGTATAGAAAAAGAGTATTTTCGATATGGGGTCACTCCCTTAAAAAGGAGGGATGGCTCTCGTTTATCTAGTATAGGTTATTAACCTCCGCTTTCACGATCCCTGTACTCTCTATATATCGATGAACTGATATGGATTATTAAGGTATCTCTGCGGTTAAACTCGTTTATTCCCTTGGTCACCATCTACCGACAGGAGGGGTGGGTAATGCCCCCGTATTTATTAATTTACAGTATTGAGCAGATAAGTCAATTAGTTTATTTACTTGACCAACTATATCTATGAGATATACTTATTGTATGGAATATAAGATACCTGAGTCTATACAGATAAAGAAGTTAAGGAATAAGGATCATAGACACTTTGTTGTATTGCCGTTCAAAGCGATTATAGATAAGAAAGTATCTGCCGCCAATATAAGAACACTAGGTATATTAGCAGCGTACTGTAACAAACAAGGATTTAGTATTGTTGGATTGAGGACAATGGCGAGTAAGTTACAAACAAGCTATCAGAATGTCTTTAACCAACTAAAGAAGTTAGAAGAGCTAGGATATGTAGAGAGTAGAAAACGATCTGCCTATCCAGGCATTAGAGGTAACTTGAGACGAATTATCTTTGATGACTCAATCAAGTGGGATGATGTAAAAGGTTATATGTTGGATAACGAAGATATTAAGCATATAGTTAAAGTAAATAAGATTGATAACTTTGAGGAGTAGTTATGATTGAATTTGCATTTGTCATGGTAATTAATTTAATGCCTGAGCCATTTTCTAAATGGGAGTATGTTGGAAATTTTAACTCGTGCCAAGAGGCGGTTTTGTATGTCAACTTACATTATCCAGATCCAAATGAAGTTGAAATGGAATATAAGTGTTTACAAAAAGAATATATTTATTTACCAAAAGATACACAGATTATTAATAGAGACATGAAGAATGGATCTGTTAGATATTATGATTCGCATGATGTCTGTAAAGTAAAAAGGAATTGTACTGAAGCTTAAAGAGTTCTACCATATGATATGCGATGAGTTTAACAATGGTAACAACTTAGAGTATAAGTGGACGAGAGCAGATGGGTATTGGAAAATGACTAAGGGGTTTTTCAATGGTGGTCGGTCAGTCTCTCTCCACTCCCTAGCACAAGCGTTGAAGTACGATAAGCAAGCGAAAGAGTTAAAGAAGAAGAAGAAGCAACAACCCAAGAGTAAAAAGATTATTAATAAATACAAAGGAGATTAGCGTGAGTGATTTGAAACCATTTCTAGTTAGACTAACACCAACCAGTGTTGATCTGCTAGGTAAAGCAGCAAAGGAACAAGAAAAAACTAAAGCTGGAATTATTAATGAAGCAATCAAGTCCTATCTTGGCAAAGACATAAACAGTAGACTAAACAAGTTATGAAAAAAACTGTTCGGCTAGATTTACCTTACCCACCAAGTGTTAATACTTATTGGAGGGCAAATGGACACAGAAGATATATTAGTCCAGCTGGGGTAAAGTTTACCGAAGAGGTATCGCTTGTTGTCAAAAATAAAAAACCGCGAACATTTGGCGATAAACAAGTTGCCATAAGCGTAATGATTCATCCTAGATCTAAACGAAAGTTTGATTTAGACAACACCTTAAAAGCTATTTTAGATGCATTAATGAAAGCTGGCATGTATGATGATGATAGCCAGATTGAATATATCGAGATAGCTAGAGGGGAACACATCGATGGCGGTAAAGCTGTCGTACATTTATATGATTATATAGGAGAAGAACATGGCTCAGGATTATGAAGTTAAACCAGGACAAGGATCAGTTTGGCCGAACGACCGCAAGACAGAAGATTGGCATGCAGATCACAGAGGGAAAATATTATTACCTGATGGAAGTGAACACTACATCGATTTATGGAATAACGAAAAGGGTGGCAAGACTTGGATGGGGATCAAGATTGGTAATCCTGTTCAAAACTCAGGTAGCACCGCACCAGTACAAAATACAAGCAAAGCTCCTCAACCTGAAAGCTTTAGCGAAATAGAAGATGATCTACCCTTTTAATGGCTGAAACTAAAAACAAAAATAAACCTATACCTAGTCTATCTGGGTATGGCGGTGTCAGAACACTACAGAGAAATCTGGAGAAAAGCACGACACTCGCTGCAAACAGAGAGGCTGTCGCGTACAGCCTTCTTTGTATGGCAAACACTAAAATAACTGATGTCATGGAATGGGACGATAGAGGTAATGTCCAAGTCAAAGCAAGTAAAGATATTCCTGAACATGCACTACAAGCTATTAAATCAATCAAGATTGATAAGGATGGTATGATAGCAGTAGAGTTTTGGGACAAAGTGCAAACATTGCGCTTACTTGCAAAAGCAAGTGGCTTACTTGATAACCCAGAAGAATCTGATAAACCAAGTGTAATTGGTATTAATATTAAAGCACCAGAGGTAATAGATGAATCCTAAAGATACTCAAGTGGGTGGTAATCACTACACGCAAATGAAAATCCAGCCGATGCAGTTTTCTATGGCTAATCAACTTAATCCTATGCAACATACAATTATTAAGTATGTGACAAGGGTAGACCTAAAGGGTAATGGTGACGAAGATATAGATAAGGCAATACATACTTTACAACTTTGGAAACAATGGAGAAAAGAGCATGGACATCAAGCTACAGATTGATCAACTGCGCAAAGAGTTTGAGATGGCTAACCAAAATAACTCAAGGGTTATGGAAGTTATTGATACTTTATATACAGAGAATAAAGAACTCAAGCGTATGCTGACAATGAAGTTCAAAGACATAGACGATGAGCAATAAGAAAGTCCGTAGTGCCAAAACGCTTGCTGGCCCTGGAATTGATTTAGATTTTACTGGAGCTAGAACAACTTATGATTTCTTACAGGATAATTCTTTTGTTAGAGGATTAATGGGGCCAGTAGGTAGCGGTAAGTCTTACGCTTGTGCCGCTGAAATTATGATGCGTGCTGTTAGGCAGAAACCATCACCACATGACAATGTTCGTTACACGAGGTTTGTTATCGTTCGTAACTCATATCCAGAATTAAAAACAACAACAATTAAAACATGGCAAGAGATATTTCCTGAAAATACTTTTGGGCCTATGTTATATACACCACCAATAACACATCATATTAGATTGCCTAAGCGTGGTGATGCATGTGGAATAGACTGTGAAGTTATATTCCTAGCACTCGATCAACCAAAGGATGTACGCAAACTACTATCCTTAGAACTTACAGGAGCGTGGGTAAATGAAGCTAGAGAACTTCCTAAGGCAGTTATTGATGGTCTTACTCATCGTGTGGGCAGGTATCCTACTAAGCGTGATGGTGGCCCTACATGGCATGGAGTCTGGATGGACACTAACCCAATGGATGACGACCACTGGTGGTACAGACTGTCAGAAAAAGACAAACTGTCAGGAAAGTTTGCTTGGCAGTTTTTTAAACAACCAGGCGGTGTGGTCGAAGTCCAGCCTGAAGATTTACCAGAAAATCCAGAAGCCAACGATCATGTTTTCTCAGGAGGAAGATGGTGGACAATAAACAGTAAAGCAGAGAATGTAAATAACTTACCTAGCGGATACTACATGCAAATGTTGGGGGGTAAAAACCTAGATTGGATACGCTGTTATGCTGAAGGCAAATATACTTATGTACAAGAAGGTAAACCTGTATGGCCTGAATATAATGATTTAATGATGAGTGGCGATGTAGAATACGATCCACAACTACCTATTCATGTTGGACTTGACTTTGGTTTGACACCTGCCGCAGCTATTGGACAAAGATTAAACAATGGTCGATGGGTTATCTTGCATGAGATAGTCACAGAAGATATGGGGTTAGAAAGGTTTGGTAATCAGTTGTTAGCAGAACTCAATGCTAAATATCCTAAAGCACAAGTATTAATATGGGGTGATCCTGCGGGTATGCAACGAGATGCAATCTATGAAGTAACTGCATTTGATTACTTACGAACACTAGGATTGCGTGCGCAACCCACTGCATCTAACAATTTTAAAGTTAGACGAGAGGGAGCAGCTGCACCAATGCAAAGATTAATTAATGGTAAACCTGGTTTGATTGTGGATAAATCGTGTAAGATGATAAGAAAGTCATTAGCAGGTGGCTATCATTTTAAGCGTATTGCTGTCGGTGCAGGACATGAAAGGTTTAAAGATAGTCCAAATAAAAACGAACACTCACACATTGGCGATGCTTTTGGTTATTTAATGTTGGGTGGAGGCGAGCATAAACGAATGACTAAGAACAGTTTAGCAGCTAATACAATGATAGTGCAGACTGTTGCGACAGCAGATTTCGATGTATTTAAGTAAGACAATTGAAGTAATAAAAAAGATGCCAGAAGTTAAAGGTGCTTATTTTTTACCATTTCATATTGATCATACTAAAAACTTTAAAGGTGCAGAGAATGACAGTAAATCGTTTTCGTTTGAAGATAGAGTCCGTCATATGGACATACAGTCTAAATGCGGCCCTAGTATTACTGCATTCGTTGGCAATACTCCTGTTGCTATCTTTGGGTGCGTTATCATGTGGCATGGTGTTGCTGAAGCGTGGTCTATATTTTCAGAGAAAGCTAGACGATATCCAATAGCTATGACTAAAAGTGCTATATCATTTTTTGATAACTGTGAGATATCATTTAGTTTACATCGTCTACAAATAACAGTAAACTCTAACGATAAGAGAGCTTTGTCTTGGGCAAAACATTTAAGTTTTGAATCAGAAGGTTTGATGAAAGAATGGAGCGCAGATAAAGATGATACATTTATTATGAGGAGAGTTTAAAATGGGTGGAGTAGTAAAGGCAATTACAGGTAAACAACCAAAGCCGCCAAAAGTAGTACAAACAACCGCACAAAAAGAAGCACAAGCAACTCAAGTAAGAAGCGTTGAAAATGCTGAAGAGTCATTAGCGTTTCAAAGAGAGCAAACCGCTGCTGCTACAAAAAAAGCGGAAGCAGAAAAAAGAGAAGCTAGTGAAACATATGCAGCAAAATCTAAAGCTTTAAGAAGAGGCGGTAGAAGAACATTGTTATCTGATAGAAGATTAAATCCTGAAATGGGATTAGATGACGATGAATACAGAAAAACTTTAGGATAGCATAATGGCTTTAGATTATGGAATGGCTTTAGCTCGTGGATTAGTTGCTCCACAAAAAGTATTGCAAGATGAGGTAAGAAAGCTTGCTGGTGATCAGTTTAAATCTGAAGATTGGTGGAACAAGCAATTAGATCGACAGATTAAAGAAGGGTATGTTGCGACAAGAGATGTTACAGATAAGATAACAACAACAACAACAAAGTATGATCCAAATCCAGATTATAAACCTAGACAAAAAAATCCAAAATACAATCCATTAAATTTAACTAATCCAAGACTAGCTCCTAGCCATCCTACAAACATAACATCTTATAGGGCAGAACTGCGCAGGAGAGGGGGCGCGCATAGTTTAAGTAGACAAGGTGTCTATGGTAGAGGGGGGTTAATTCAACAACAAAGGTCTGCAAATGAGCCAGAATACTTATATGGTGATATGCCAGAATATTTTGAAGATACAACTAGTAAAGTTACATACAATACTAGACAAGTAACAGGTAAAGGCCCTTTAACAGATGCAGAATTAAAAGCAATACAAAGTCAAGCTGAAGAAAGAGCAAGGCAATCAAAAAGAAAAACTGCTGAGTTAGAAAAGGGAACTAGAAAAAAAAGAGGAGCTACTGGTTTAATGGGTAGGTCTGAAATAAAAAAAGCAGGGTTATCACCAGAATTACCACAGCTAGGCTTTGATGGTCTAGGCATTCAAAAAACTTTTTTAGGATAAACAATGGCAGAAGATAAAAAAAAGAAGTATGAAAAAAAAGGAATTAGTTTTGGTGAAGATGGCAAGCCAACTAAAGCTTCTATGAAAAAAGCATATGAAGATGATAAAGGATTATTTTTAGATTTACAAAATGATTATTTTACTACTAAAGGAACAATGGGAGACAATCCATTTAAGGGAGTGTTAAAAAACATTTTTGGTAAAAAGAAAAAAGAGGAGAAAAAATAATGGCTAAAGGTCTATACGCAAATATGAATGCAAGAAAGAAAAAAGGGATTAGTCGTCCTAAATCTAAATCTACTATATCAGACAAAGCATATAAAAATATGTTAGCTGGTTTTCCTAAAAAGAAAAAGAAAACAGCATAATGGTAGCAAAGAAATATCAAAATCCAAAGGGAGGTTTAAATGAAGCAGGCCGTAAACATTTTAAAAGAACTGAAGGCTCAAACCTTAAAAAGCCGCAGGGATCTGGTACGGACGGGAGGCGTGTTTCTTTTGCTGCTCGCTTTGGTGGTATGGCAGGCCCTTTAAAAGATTCAAAAGGTAGACCAACTAGACTAAAACTTGCATTAAAAAAATGGGGTTTTGGTAGTAAAGAAGCTGCTCGTAAATTTGCAGCTAAAAATAAAAAGGCGTAACTATGGGAACTATGAGATTAGATGCAAAGCAAGTATTGCAAAGACATGATAAAGCACTAACTAAAAAAGAAGATTTTAGAAATCTTTATGATGAAGCTTACGAGTTTGCATTACCACAAAGAAACTTGTATGACGGGTATTACAATGGTGGAGTACAAGGTCAAAAGAAAATGAATCGTGTGTTTGATTCTACTGCAATCAACTCTACACAAAGATTTGCAAATAGAATGCAATCAGGCATATTCCCTCCACAAAGAAAGTGGTGTCGATTAGAGCCAGGATCTGATATTCCAGAAGATAGAAAAGCAGAAGCACAAGCTGCATTAGATGCATATGGCGATAAGTTATTTGATACATTAAAACAATCTAACTTTGATATTGCTATTGGTGAGTTCTTATTAGATTTATGCGTAGGTACAGCAGTTATGCTAGTGCAACCAGGAGATGATACAAACCCTATAAACTTTATTTCTGTACCACAATTTTTAGTTGCATTTGATGAGGGTGCTAATGGTCAAGTAGATAATGTCTATAGAAGAATGAAGCTAAAAGCAGAATCTATACAAAGACAATGGCCTGATGCAGAGCTTCCAGCAGAGCTAAAAAATCTAATAGATCAAAAACCAACAGAAGAAGTCGAGTTAGTTGAAGCAACTATATTCGATCCTGAGCGTGGTGACTATTGTTATCATGTAATTGATAAAAGAAGTAAAACAGAATTAGTGTATAGAAGAATGGATAATACACCTTGGATTGTTTCTCGTTATGCAAAAGTTGCAGGAGAAACATACGGACGAGGCCCACTTATTACTGCTATGCCTGACATCAAAACACTTAATAAAACAGTAGAGTTAGTATTAAAGAACGCATCATTATCTATTAGTGGTGTTTATACTGCGGCAGATGATGGCGTATTAAATCCAAACACAGTTAAAATTATGCCTGGTGCTATTATTCCCGTAGCTAGAAATGGTGGCCCACAAGGTGAATCATTAAAACCATTGCCAAGAGCAGGTGACTTTAATGTATCACAAATTATTATGGATGATTTAAGAACTAATATTAAGCGTACATTATTAGACGAATCATTACCACCAGATAATATGTCAGCACGATCAGCAACAGAAGTTGTAGAGCGTATGAAAGAATTATCACAGAACTTAGGTTCTGCATTTGGTCGTTTAATTAACGAGACAATGATCCCTGTAGTAAAGCGTATGCTACAAGTAATGGATGAAAGAGGTTTAATTGCTTTACCATTAAGGGTAAATGGATTAGAAATAAAAGTATCACCAGTTGCACCGCTAGCAATGGCACAGAATATGGAAGAAGTGCAAAACATATTACAGTATGCACAAATTGCACAAAACTCTGGCCCTGAAGGCGCAGTTAATATTAAGATAGATGAGATGATGGACTATGTTGCTGAGAAGTTAGGCGTACCACAAAGACTTAGACCCACACCTCAAGAGCGCATGATGATGAAACAACAAATGCAACAACAAGCACAACAACAACAAATGATGCAAATGGCAGCAGAAAATCCTGAAGCAACTGCACAAGTAGTAGAAGCAGCAACACAACAACAAGGATAAAT